CTACTGTTTGTCATTCATATAAAGACGAATACACTTCTGATTCCGAAGTGGGCGACCGTCAAAAGTTGCAGTTTCTATCTCTATTACAATGGATAGAAGAGAATCATCCGGATGCCAATGTTTATTTTAAAAACCCGGTTGAAGGATTCGATATAATTGAGTATAATGATATACTCAATAGATACAAGATTGAAAATCTTAATATCGAAGACGAGTGGGTATTGATTGAAGCTTGCTTTCAGAGTCAACTCTAAAGTAGACGCCATCCCAATACCTTTACATAAAATGCTAATACAATGCGATACAATAGGAGAATACAATGTCGACATCATTAGATAAACTAAGAGCAGCTATGGAGTCTGCTTCACCTGAACAAGGTGCAAAAAAGTCCTACTCAGATGATAATTTCTGGAAACCAGAACTTGATAAATCAGGTAACGGTTACGCAATTATCAGATTCCTCCCAACACCAGAGAACGAAGAGATGCCATGGGTATCTTACTTCGACCATGGCTTTCAAGGCCCAGGTGGTTGGTATATCGAAAAGTCTTTGACTACCATTGGTAAAAAAGACCCTGTTAGTGAATACAACACTCAGTTGTGGAACACTAACATTGAAGCAAATAGAGAACAGGCTCGTAAGCAGAAGCGTAGACTTCATTATGTGTCTAACATCTATGTTGTTTCAGACCCTAAAAATCCTGATAATGAAGGGAAAGTATTTCAATACCGTTATGGTAAGAAAATCTTTGAAATGTTGAAAGAGGCAATCTCGCCAGCATTTGAAGATGAGAGTGCTATCAATCCTTTTGACCTCAGAGAAGAAGGTGCTAACTTTAAAATCAAAATCAGAAAAGTCGATGGTTACTGGAACTACGATAAATCAGAATTTGATTCACCAGCATCATTATTTACTGATGAAAATCAGTTAAATGATATATATACTTCACTGAGTCCATTATCCTCTATCATCTCACCAGACCAGTTCAAGTCTTATGACGAACTGAAAGAGAAACTCGATAGAGTGTTAGGGACAACAGGTGTATCAAACTCTACTGCTGAATCAGTTGCAGAAGACCTAGAAGAAGTGCCTTGGTCAAATGTAAACACTGAAACAGTGGCAGAAGAACCTGTAATCGCATCAGCAGAATCTTCATCAGTAGGTGATTCAAGTGAAGATGAAGCGATGGATTACTTTAAGAAGTTAGCAAACGACTAACTTCTATATTGGGTGTAGTCGTGATTAATCATGTGTCCGTGAATGCGACTACAGAACTGAGACCGTGGATTAGGGGGAACTCAGTAGGGGAAAAATTGATTAGTATTTATGCGGAATCAATTGGTGTAGAGCGGGTTGCTGTAAAGTGCTGGGGCGACTACACATCTTTTTTTAAAAAACCACTATACAATAACAACACTTTTTTTATATAATATAAACATGACTCAGGTAAAACCAAGAATAAATCCGAAAACTAAAAATGTCGAACCATTCGATAGAATGTTAAGAAGATTCAAAAAAGCGTGTGATAGAAAGGGTATTGTTAAAGAGTGTAGAGATAGGCAGTATTTTGAGAAACCTAATGATACTCGTAATCAAAGAAACCAAGATATCAAACGCCAGAAAAAACTCAATGCTAAACGAGCAATGACGAAAGGTTATCGTAGAGTATAATGAGTAATAAACACGGCATTAATTGGTCACCAAGAAAAGCGCCAAAATTAACTAATAGGGAGAAAAGAATAAGACGACAAAGAATCATCTCAGCTCTTTTAGGAGCGCTTCTTCTAATTGGTTGTGGTTTATTATTCTATTATACAAGATGAGCAATTGGCACGGTGGCAAAGGTAGTAAAAGACGAAACTCAGATGAACAGTTATATGCTGACAATTGGGAAAAAATCTTTGGTAAAAAGAAACCTGAAATAAAGATTCGTAAAGAATCACCTTCCCATGCATCTACTCAGGTGCATAAAGACAAGACTAAAGTAATCCCTAGAAAGGCGAAGTATTACGATAAGTTAGATTAGGCTGTTGAATAACCTAATTGAGAGTCGTTCATATTTGTATTGGTTGTAGTATAACTCTCATTGATTGTTTGTGACGATTGGTCTACAACAGTTGGTGCATTTACACTAGCACCTGAACTTTCTGTTTTCATATCAGCGATTTCACCGTTTGCAGATTCTAGTTTTTCGGCATTCATATAATTACTAGCAGCTGCTACTAGACTTGAATCTAGTTCATTTACATTATCAACACCCATACCTGCTTCGGCAATTTCAGTAGCTGCTTTATCACCTGCTTTACCACCGAACCAACCTCCGATTACTGCACCGATTATACCACCTGCAATTGTTCCAACAATTGGCACAACTGAACCGATAGCTGCACCTGCAGCTGCCCCAGCGGCGGCACCGCCCCCAGCACCTGCTGCCTTACCTGTAGAACCGGCGAGAGATGCTTTATAGATTTGTTCTTGTTCTTCGAACTCTTCTTTTGTTATGGGTCTTTTACCTGCATCAGCATTGTTTGGGTCAACAGGCACGATTGGTATTTCGTTTTCGTATGCCTCTTTGATTACATTGAATCTTTGTGTATTATCTTTTGCATCTAGACCACCTTCAACAACAGCGCCGATAAAAGGTAATTTTTTTATTAACTGTTTACCTGCACCTTTGATAACTGAACCTGCCTTACTTGCTTTTTCAGCAACAACTTTTGCACCTGATTTAACTTTATCGATTGCACCACCAGCAGCGTTTTTGATACCTGAACCTACTTTTTGAAAGAAGTTCTTACCCTTTTCTAAACCACCTTTTACAACATCTTTAGTTTTAGTAGCGGCATTCTTTACTGCTTCAGTTGCTTTTGGGAATCTTGCTTTTAGACCTTTAGCGACATCATCAGCAGTCTTAGCGAATTTATCTTTTACTATCTTTGCACCATCACTGATTGATTTAACTGATTTCTCAATACCTGTTTTGATACCTTGACCAATACTACCGACTTTAAGTGCAACTTGTTTACCAATCTGACCCAAAGCGGCGAACATGTTATTCTTAAATGCAAATATCACTGCTAATATAGCGGCGATAACAAGAATAATACCCATGTTAAACTTATTCAATCCCTTATTCATTTTCATTCTTTCAGAGATTGTGTTTTTGTTTACTTTCTTTTCGTCTTCGCTTCTATCTTCTAGTGATGCAACTGCATTTTCAACTGCTTCAGTATGTCCTTCGATAGCATCTTTATTCTCTTCTCTACTTTCATCGACTTGTTGTTCTTCGCTTGAACCGAAGATTGAACCGATACCTGATTTGATACCACCAACAACACCTGAAACAGAATTGAATATTAGTTTACCGAAACCTTTTACAATTTGAAAAACACCTGTGACTTTTTCAAAGATATCTTTTGCAACAGATACAATAGGTCCTAAAACACCGAGACCTTGACCTAGTTTACTGAAACCATCTTGAATATCACCCCCACCAGCTTCTTTGATTGCTAAACCAACATTAGAGAATGTTTCGCCCAAACCTGCAATTTGTTCTCTAAATTTTGCAAAGAAACCTAATTGAGGTGTATCAACTTCTCCCCCACCTGTTTCGGTTGGTTCATCAGGTTGTTGAGGTCCAACAAACTCAGCAGGTTCTACTTTGGGTTGTTTTAGCATTGATTGTGCTAATACGCCAATAGACTGATTGAGTCCGTTAAAACCAATTTTTAATGTTTCAACAACTTGGTCTAATCTTTTTGCTATAGGGTCATCTGATGATGAACTTATAACTTCAACCATTAAAGGTTCGTTTGAACCGATACTTGCAACTGGTAGAGTGTTTTCCATTTAGTGTGTCCTTATTTTCCGCCGAATGCTTTACCTGCTTCACTGATACCAAATGCACCCAATGTCACTACAACAAATGAGGTGTATATAGTTTCAGATACTTTCAGGTCCATGTCCCACATCAGCGCTGTGACTAAATCAGTTATACCGAATATAGTCATTAGTCCGAACGAGATAAAACCAATAATTGATTTCTCGTTTATGTCGTTATCGTCAAGGAACAAGTCAATCATTTTTCTTTTTGGAGGTGCAAGTTGAGCGGCAGCTTTCTTTGCCTCTTCTTGCATCTCTTTGATTTGGTCTTCTTGTTCATCGAGCTTATTGATAAGCTCCATATACTTATCCAAATCAATTTCTACTTCATTCCTATCCTTTGCAGAATCTTCTTTAGCCATTATCTTCTCCTAGCATTTCTTTGTTTTTGCCTTTCTTTTTCTTCTTCAAGGTGATTTAACAATAACTTTATGTAAATCTCCCTTTCCCATGGAATCATACCTTCTAATTCTGTTAAAGAATATTTGTGATGTTGCATCATCTGAAAGTTAGTATTGATATAGTTTACTAAACTTTCATGTGAAAGGGCGATTAAAAAAAAGAGTTTAGTCCTTCTAGTGTTCTGCTACAGTGTGTTTTACAGACACCACATGCGTATTCTACATCATGTTTAAGTGTCGGTAGATTAGTAAACCAATCAGATATCTTTTCAAATTGTGAAACAGTCATGCTTTCAATGAAGTCATCAATTTCTGAATCTCTATATTCAGAAAGTTCATATACAGAATCTTCATCAAAGATTCTAGTCATGCAAGCACGAAGCATTGGTTTGATTGATTCTGCTTCATCAAGACCTTCCATCTTTAGAGCAGTTGATGTAGTAGGCGCTTGCATTTCTACAATTAGAGTTTCAGATAATTCGACTCTATTGTCTTCTAATCCTGAAACATCTACCTCTACACTATTCAGGTCAATACTTGCTTGACCGAAACCACTGCATTCTTTCTCTGTGCATGCTAGAGAAACATCTGCTGTTTCACCTACAGATTTTGCTCTAATCTGTAAGAAAAGATATTCTAAGTCAGCGACAGGCAACTTCATTGCATCGACTTTGCCATTTGTCACGCTACTAATCATATCACATACTGCTTCAAACACATCAGTTGTGCTTTCACTCTCTCTCGCTAACAACAAACTTCTTTGTTCTTTAACAAGAAAAGGTCTGTATGAAACCTTTTTATTTGTTATCGGAAGCGTCAAGTTATACTTGGGCGCCGCCTGAATTGGTAATGCCATAATTTATCCTCTAATCAAATATACCTGAAATCTTAGCGAGTCTATCGCTAAATTTCTGAATTTTACTAGATGCTTTTCTACCTTTACTTCCGAATAAACCGAGAGTATCAGTAATAGTATCTAATATCCTTCTTCCTCTATTTAGTCCATCTAAATTAGATGGATTTGCATATTCAGTGGAGAAGGTTCTGAATGCAAATGTGCATTCAAATTTCATTATATCATCTGTAGTGCCTGAGTCTAACTCCATGGGTGCAAATGATAAGGGGAATGCCTCATATAAGACATACTTTAATGAATCTTTATCACTATGAGTTATTTGTTGAATATGTACTTCACCAACATAATCATTGTAATATCTAAACTGTGGGTTAACTGCTGAACCACCAAGGTTCAATCCGTTACCTGCTGGACCGTTGCCGTCAAAGATAGCACCGTTCCATGCTTCAATGACAAATCTATCAGCAAAGGTCGAGTCGCATAAGAAAGTGAATGTCACTTCACCACCATCGTTACCGACTTGAAATGGCATCTTACGAGTGATACCATACTCTGAAAAATCCTGTGTTTCTAATTGACGACCAGGCAAACTACATTGTAATACTCTTAGACCTTCAAAGTTGATACCAAGAGGTGGACAAAAGAAATCTACATTGAATCTATTTGCTCTTGCACCTTGGTCGAAGTTGTATTTAATCTTATCGATGTTTAATCGACCCCCATATGTTTTTTGTGTAGACTGAGGTTTTGTTGTTTGTGTTTTATCTAATAGTGCCATTATGCATTTACCATTTGTCTTGCATCTCTATAAACATTTGATGCTGTTGTTTTTTCCCATTGAGCAGTTGGCAACATTGCCATGATATCCCAATATTTTGGTTCTACTTCTAATGCTCTTCCGACTATCTTGTCGTATCTATATCTCTTCAAACAAGGTTTGAAGAATCTCAATTTTGTTATTGCATTTAAAAGTCTAAAGTTCATACGAATTCTATTTGTTTCATTGTCTTCTGAACCGACACCTTCAAGTGCTGGGTCATTAGGTGCCCTTTCATCTTTTTCTTCGTGTATAGCAAACTCAAATAGATTGTATAAAAGTTTAACTCTCATTCTAGGTGGAATGTAATGAAAATTCAGACCTAGAAATCCATTCTGATATCTTTCGATTATCAGTACGCAAGGAAATCTATCGTAATAAGGTAGTTTAGCGGCGTATTCTGGATTATAAAAATAAGTGTAGAAACGACCATCTATGTACTTGTTAGTTCTAGGAAGATGAGACTGTTTATAGAATCGTTCAGAAGTAATCTTCAATCTTCTGGTATTTTTTCTAAACCACTCTAAAGATTCTCTACTTCTTCTTTCAAGTTCTTTGGGTGATTCGGTATCTAATCTTTCTAATAGACTTTTCATGCCTATTATTTATGTTCATTTTACATAAACTTTAAAGTTTTCTGTTTCAAAAAATTCAGATGATTCTGGATAAAGTGATAATATGTGACACATATCGAGTTTATTGATTTTATGTTCGCCAATAGTTTCAAAGAATACACCCTTATCACCCTCTTTTCTAAAGTATTGTTCTACTTCGTCATCACATTCGCCGATGAGAACAGGTAGTTTTCTATCAAACATATCTTTAATGCTTTCTGTAGATATTAAGATTTGTGGTCTATCTTCTTCCATATGCATTTCCATAATCTTACCTTTTACATTGGCGGCGAAGATATCTTTACCTTCAATCTTATCAAAGATTTCAAACCATTCATCGAATGTCAAAGGTGTCTTGTCTTTTACTATGTTGTCGTTGTCCCATAAAATTAAAGCATCTTCTGGATTCGCCATATAGTAGTAAGCATGTATACGAGAGAAACCAGGGTGAACAAACATATTTGCTCCTTTGTTCTCAGTGATTGCCTGCATTGTCGAATAGAGACCGACTGTTTTGTATTGGTCTATAAGATACATTGTTTTACATGTATGATAACACTGATTCATTTTTGTATCATTACCTGTCAACTCCATAAAGTTTTCTTTATTGAGTTCTGGTCCGTCAATGTAATCTAATAATTGAGTGACCTTTCTAAAAATCTCGTTATGGTTGTATCTACCATTTTCAGGACCTATTAGTTTCAATTCTAATAAGTCAGTCATAGTTAAGAGATAAGGTGTAGACCTGTTTTCTACAATCCAATGCCAATGTTCTTTCATCTCTTCATATATTGAACCTCTTTGACTGCCATCTTGTTTTAAGAAAAAATGTTTACATTCAGGTTCGTATGTTTTTGATGTTTCAACTATTTCAGGTGTCAACACGACTTCATCTTTATTGATACGCATTAATATGTTCCTCTACTCTTTTTAAATCTTCGATTGTGTCTACGGAAAGACCTTCATCTTCTACTTCTATCATTTTCACATCGTAACCGTGTTCGATGAATCTCAACATCTCTACTGATTCTGCTTTTTCTACTTCACCAGGTTTTAAGAGATTGAATAATTCTAACAGTTCTCTATTGAAAACATATAACCCCATTTGTTGTTTATATGAGGTCTCTTCTTTTTGATGGAACGGAATGCCTAATCTAGAATAGTAGATTGCATTAGAATTTTTGTCAGTGACGACCTTGACAACATTTCTATCATGTAATCTATCATCATCTACATAGACATAAGAGTTAGACACTCCCAAATTCCTATCATGTTTTTCTATTAAGGTATCTATTGCATCAGGATTGATAAGTGGTTCGTCTCCTTGAATATTGACAAACAAGTCGCCGTCAAGGTGTTCTAGTGCTTTCGCACACCTGTCTGTTCCGGTCAGACAATCATCTTCAACTACTATACATCGTATTTCGTTTACAGCACAATATTGTCTGATACGATTATCATCAGTTAAGACTACAATAGTATCTAAGTTCTTACACATTCTTGCACGGTCATAGACTCGTTGAATCATTGGAACGCCTTTGATTGATGCTAGAGGTTTACCTTCGAAACGAGTCGAATGCCATCTTGCTGGTATTAATCCTACAGTGAGAGGATTTGTTCTATCTGGTTCACTGAGAGTTCGCATTTCACTTGTCCATATCCATAGTTTGCATGTATAAAGTCTACACCTGCTCTGTTAGCACAAAACATATCTGATTCCATATCTCCGATATAGTATGTATCATGTGGGTCTTCATTACAGAATGCAATAGTATTTAGTAGTTGGTCTGGTGCTGGTTTACCTCTTAGACCTTTTTTAGGGGCACATACCCAATCAAACTTTGGCATCTTCAAACTAGCAATAACATGATGAACTCTTTTAATATCTTTTGATGTGCAAATTGCAATCTTACAACCTCTTGATTTGAGTTCTTCAAGTGTTTCGATGACACCTGGATATATTTTTATTTCAGTGCCTTGAATAGACGCTTCATCATAAGTCAGTTTGATTCTAGATTGATTATCGTGTATACCTATTTCAGTCAGTATGTCATAGAAAGGTTTGCCGATATGTTTTGCGTATTCAGAAAAGGGTATGTCTATTTTATGGTGTAATTGTACTACACCCCAAGACATTTCCATGTTTAGTAGAGAGTCGATTAGAACGCCGTCTAAATCGAATACATATAATTTCTTCATTTTTTCTTTTTTGGAACCAAGTGGTCTTCTGTTAAGATTCTAAAACCTAGTTTTCTATCATCGCAGTATTCTTGAGCTGCTTTAAACTTTGCCTGATTCACCATGTATGTAGTGACTTCATTTAGATATCTTTGAGTTCTTCTTTTTGGTTCTTTAGGTGGGTTTAGTTGTTTCTTAGGTTTAACTTCAATTATCTCTCGCACCACTTGTTTATCCTTATTAACATATTTTATATAAAAATCAGGAAAATATCTATGAACTTTTTTATCTAATGGAGACCTGTAGGGTATGATTATTTCCTCACTACCCCATTCAATAATCTTCTCGTTATTATCACAATAGACCATAAATCTTCTCTCCCATAATGAGCGATAGAAGATTTTAGTAGGGTCGCCCCTATACTTTTTATAGTTCTTTGGTTTGAACTTACCACTGTACGACATAAATAACAATAAACCTTTTAGGATTATTTATACATGGCATACATAGACAAATTATTATCGAAGTTTCAAAAAGCAAAAAATGCTATAAACTCTATCAAAGGTATTGCAAGTCAGATACAAGCAATAAACTATGAGAGTGCCTTAGATGAACTAGGCGAAGCAAAAGACAGCGCATTAAAGAAATTAGACCAAAGAAGAAGTAGTCTTCAAAACTCATTGAACTATGATGGTTCAAAAGGTAGAGGTCATTCAAAAAGATTACCAGCAGGTAGCGAACCACAAATCGTTTATCCGATACATGATAGACTCGCAAACTATCTAGTATTCGATATCAGACCAAGAAGAGCAAGAGGTTCATCTCGATTTGCAGACAAGTCTCGTTCTATTGCATTGTATGTTCCAGACCAAATCATATCACAAGCGACAGTTCAATATACACAAACAGGTGTAAATGCATTCACTAGAGGGTTAGAAAGAATTGGTCAAGCTCTAATGTCACCAGAAAAAGATTTAGCAGATGTGGGCGCTGAAGAAGGTAAAAAAATGGCAAACGCATTCGTTAAAGAAACACTGAATAAAATGACAGGTGGTTTAACAAACCTTAGAGCAGGTCGAGCAGTCAATCCGCAAAACGAACAAATACTAGATGGTGTGCCTTTCAGGTCGTGGGACTTTACATATGACTTTTATCCAAGGTCGCAAGAAGAGGCGAAGAGTGTTTTAAAAATCATTGAAACATTTAGAATGGCAATGTTGCCTGATACATATTCAGATGTATCGATATTAGGTGGCGAAGAAGTTATATCACCAGAAGACAATCCAAACGCAAACTTCTTTAACTATCCAAACATATTCGATATATACTTTGACGGACCTATGGGTAATAAAGTAGATGGTTTCTTACCTGCTGTTTGTTCAAACGCACAGGTTGATTACACAGGTGGGCAGAAATTCTCAACATTCGAAGACGGAATGCCTGCACATATTCAATTAACATTACAGTTCTTAGAAATCAAAATTCTTACACAAGGAAATTACAATGTCATCAAAGCAGAATCGCAAGACCTTAGATTCGAACATGAGTATGGTGCAGAAGAAAGTATATTTGAAAGGTCACAAAGAGGTGATATAGATGGCTAATCAATTTTTTCAAAACTTTCCAGAGATTCAATATAAGTTAGGTGACGGCAAAGTCATTTTCATCAAAGACTTTTTTCGTAAGTCTAAGATAGAACAAGAAGCAGTTGAATCTATTGTCGATTATTCTTACTATCATATAGAAGATGGCGAGAGACCAGATGTTGTTGCAACAAAACTATATGGTAATCCAGATTTACATTGGACTTTCTTTTTAGTTAATGAGATAGAAAACTATTATGATTGGCACAAAGATAGTGAAACATTTGAAAGATATATGACTGCAAAATATCCAGGTCAATATGCAGTTGCCTTGACACAGGCAGAGATAGTTAGTGCTAAGACAGCAGTTGCAGATATGTCAAATAAATATCTCTTAGGTGAGAAGGTAACAAGTGTATCAAGTGAAGGTAGAATCACTAAAGTAGAACCAGAACATCATAGAATTGCAATTGAAGGTGGTGATTTTAAATCGAATGAACTTATCACAGGTGCAGTATCAACTAGAACATTTACACCAACAAGTGTAGTCGAAGAGAGAGATGGTGTCGCATACTATATTAATGCAGATGGTCTAAAAAGAAATTGCCCACAGGCAGGTTTCACTGCTGTATCGCATGATATTAACGAACAGAACATCAACGAGGAAAAACGAAAAATCAAAGTCATCAGGCCTAGTTTAATTGATACGATAGTCAGACGATTTGAAAAAGTAATGAGAGCATGAGCAATTTACAACAAGGAGAACTTGTTGTTGATGCCCTTACTATAGTCAATCCAGAGGGAGATACGATTGACATATCAGGCATAACAACGAGCATCAAAATATTTGAATCGATAGACAAACCTTTCTTATCAGGTAGATTGTCTATTGTCGATGGTCTAGATATAATTAAAAACTTCAAACTTGTTGGTCAAGAATCTCTTACAATGAAGATAAGACAAAGAGAAGGTTCTGAGGGCGAATTCTCAGGTACAGATAACTCAATCGATAAAGTATTCAGAATCTACAGTCTAACAAATATACAACCAGTCAATGATTTAACAAAGTCTTATGTTCTTCATATCGTAGACCCAAAATTCTTCACTTGTCAAAAGACTGTAGTAAGTAAAACATACAGAGGTTCATACTCTAGTATCTTACTCAAAGCATTGAGAGAAGACGGTGGGTTTGGTAAACTAAGAAGTGTAGATGATTTAGCAGATTATTGGGAAGAATCTAAACCAGAAAATCAACAATTCATTTGCCCAAATTGGAATCTAAACAAAGTAATTAAGTATTGCACCGAAAATGCAAACTATGGAGAAGATGCAAGTTGGCAAAACAGTATGTTCTTCTTTCAAACATTTAACGGTAGTTTTAGATTTGTATCTTTTGACACCATGTGTAGAGAAATGGAGTTTCCATTACGATTCAGTTATTATCCAAGAAACGCAAAATTAGATACAGAAGAGATAGATATCAATGCACCAGATGTAGGTTTGAATAGTCAGATTTTAGATTATCAGTTTCCACAAAAGTTCAATACAATGAAAGGTGTTCAAGATGGTGCGTATGCTTCTATGTTAAAAACATACGACCCAATTCGTAAACTTGAAGAAGAGAATGTATATTCTATATCAAAAGTTTTTGATAGAAAGGCAGCTCATGTATCAGGTTTCCCTTTGATTCGTGCTTCTGAATTAGAAACTATATATGAAGCAGAAGAGATGTTAGATGTCACAACTAATCCTGATTCAAAAGAAGCATTTGTAGACCTTGCACCTGACCAAGCATGGGAATCTAAAACACATTATAGAGTCAACCCAACGAATGCTTATTCAGATGAATCTAAGTTGATTGATGCAACAGATAATAAATCAACAACTCAACCTAGAGGAAACGAATATAGAGATACAGGTATCTTAGAAAGAAAAGCATTGATGTCTTTATTTGAACAGAATGTTATCAAAGCGACTATACCTTTTAGAAGTGATATCTCAGCTGGTTCAGTTGTAAGACTTACATTACCAACAACTGAAATCAAAACTGATTCTGATGACGGTGATAAACTAGAAGACGGAAAATATTTAATTGGTAAACTTGTTTTCTTCATTGACCCTATTAACAATAAAGGTTCAGTGACAATGCAGACAATCAAAGAGAGTTATGGTGTAGATATTAAATCATACAATCCATTAAGTCAAACAAGTGAACCTGAGGAAGTGTAATGTTTTATTATGGTATAGTAGAAGATAGAAATGACCCATTGAAGATTGGTCGTGTTAGAGTTCGTGTTCATGGTTTGCATTCAGATAACAAATCACTAATTGCAACGCCTGATTTACCTTGGTCGCAAGTAATCATGCCAGCAACAACAGCAGGTTTGGGTGGATTCGGAACTCAACATTCTATAGTTGAAGGCACAACAGTCTATGGTCACTTTAGAGATGACGACTTACAAGATTTTGTAGTTTTAGGTGTTGGTCAAGGTATCTCTCAAAAAGGTTATAAAGAAACAGTGACCGATGAGTTGTTATCCAGAACAGTGACACCACTAAGAGGTTTTAATGACCCAAGAAGAGCAACACAATCTGATTACGAAGGAACTGATGACGGTTTAAACCCACCATCAGGCGCTAGACCAAATGCTCTTTCATTGTCTTTAGAAACTTCACCACAACTCCCAAAAGAAGTTCAGATAGAATACACAGGTGCAGGTTCAAAGATAACAGAATTTGAAGAGTCAGAGAAAACATTGCCTTATTATCCATTAGTCACTGATGCAAGTGATATAAATGTATTCTCAACAGGCGATGCAATCTACACAGGTCGAGATATGAGCGAAGTATCAGATGACTTAAAAGAAGCGAAGTCAAATGCAACGCCAATGTATCCATTCAACAAGGCGCTTTATACAGAGTCAGGTCATATATTAGAATTAGATGATACTAGAGGTAATGAAAGAATATCTTTAGAACATAGAACAGGAACATTCTATGAAATTGATAAAGATGGTAATCAGATTCATAGAGTAGTTAATGATAATTATACAGTCATATGTAAAAACAATGAAGTATACATTGGTGGTAAAGTAAACATTAAAGTATTGGGCGATGCGAAGATTCATGCAAATGGAAAAG